GGATAGCATCGACCTTAACCCAGCCTTGCTTTCTTCTGTTCTCATTATTGGATATTTCATAACCACCTTCTTTCATTCATTTCTTTTTTAGGAATATTTGCTATCCTGCACATCGATAAAAGATACATTATAATTTTAAAAACAATCGGCAAGATAACAGTTACTATAAATAGTATTCCTAATATTGATAACAAAATCATTATATCCCCCACGCCCAGTATACCCCGCTTCTTTTGTCCCATGGGGTAGCCTTGTACAAGATCTTAAGGGCCTTGTATGGAAACCCATGTTCTTTTGATAGCTTTCTTAATTTCTTTGTTGCTGTTTTACTCATCTGATACCGCCTTTTGTGTTGAGTGCTTAAACATAAACCCAATAGAAGTACCCATATGTATAAACCCTAAAATCAAGGCCACGGTGTATACCGGGAAATTTAATTTCAGCATCCCTATAAACGCTATAATAAAATATGTCATTCTTCCTCTTCCTCCTCATTCTGCAATTGGTTAAGTGTATCATTATTAGTATCATTATTCAAGGGCGATTCTTCGGCTGCCTTCTTTCTTTCGGCCTCAATCCTTTTTTGTTCAAGTATAGGGTCTATTCCTGGTATTTGATTCATTAGCCATTCCTTAGATATGAACGTTCCTACAAACTGCGCCCACTTCTCAACTAATTCAATTATGGTTTCCATTTCAACTAGTGGCAGCTTGACATTAAAGTCTCCTAATATAGCATTAGTTTCCAAGCCGCTATCAATAGCCATAACCATAGCTTTTTCTATCAGCTCGGTAAAAGCCTCTTCCCACAATAACCGGTCTTTCCGGGTGGTAATTTCAAGCAACTTGCTAATGTTCTCGGCTGTTGCTCTATTACTCATGAGTTCCGGCCAAGATAAAAGGTGTATGGGGATTCCTGTATTGTTTGCTATAAATTTCATATCGGTTAGGATGCCATCAAGGATTACTTTTACCCCGGCAGGGGGTGGCCCTTTAAGCTCAAAATCTGCCGGCCCTGCATACCCGTCTCCTATCTCATAACTATTTGCAGCAATATTATTATTGATCGCCTTAGCTTCTGCTTGCCACCCAGGCATATTAAAATCAAGTTTCCAAGTCGGGCTTATTTTTCCCCACAAGTGACCATTCTTTCTTAAGTCATACCCGGCCCTTGATACGTTTGCACACTGGGTTAGTACTTTGTGGGTTTTGTGTGGGGTCTCATCCCAATCGAATTCCGTACCACCCAACCGGATGTAAACAGCTTGCTTTTTATCAATAGTCATTTCTTCATCTGTTTTTTTATCCTTATACTTAAACCCTTCAATAAAATCTACATCTTGCCCGGAAATAATAGGGGTGTAATTGTTGATATACCAAGAAAATGATTGAGCCCGGATGTGTTCTTTATCAGATCCCTTGCCGATAACCGACAATACAATTAAATCTTTTCCCTCGAGTTCTCCAGTTAGTAAAACTTGCATTAAGCGGGAACCGCTCAACTTATTCACCTTGAGAAACTTATCAATAAAATCCTGGGTAGCCGGTTTATTTGCGTTAACATTAAGCCCCTCTCCCCCTAATAAAGCAACCCGCAAATCTATCAGCGCCGGAAAAACCTCTGCGCCATAATCTGCCGATGCATTATACATGTCATAAGAGCCGCAAACCATAGAGGAATATTTTGTGTAATTGTTTTTGTCCACCACTTTTGATGTAGATGATCCACCCCTATTTGGCGGTGTCAATGCATCTCTTTGCCCTTCTGCTACAGCTTGAACAATAAGCTTTTTTTGCTGCCTGATTTTAAAATAATTCCTTATAGGTTTTTTTGCCATCGCCTGAATATTGGCATTAAGCTTGTTTAGGTCCGCCATCAATAGGCCCCCTTGTTGAACACCGCACCCCGTTTCATATCACGCCCAGTAATAAAGAATTCCTCTTGTGCGTATCTGGTAGCGGCAATTGTATCGTCATTAACTTCTACATATTCATATTCGCTAATAGTGCCATCTGGGAATTCCCGGCGCTTGAACTTGGGGAACTCTACCGCTGCATGAGGGCAATTGGTAGCATGAATATTGATAACGGGTAATGTCCTTAAGTATTCAATCCCCAACTTAAGCGACCCGGGCCCTTTTCTTGCACCATATACCGAAAACCCATTATTATTCCAGGTTAATATATCCCCAGGGTTAGCACTATCCGCTATTATAGCATATTCTTTGGGGAAATTGGAAGCCTCAACATTTTTAAGAAAGCTTAAATTGTCCGCCCCTTTTTCCCAGAACTCTTTATGGATGTACAATTCCCCCTCCCGGTACCCCATGCCCATAAGCGCTTGGGCGTGCACGAATCCAAAGTCAAGCCCGTGCCTGATATCCTCATAATCATGCTCAACAAAATCAAAGTCCCAAATCTTAATATTGTGAAATAGCCGGGCGTTTGAGATACTCCCCCAGTTACCTAAGCAATACACATTATAATAATACTGGTCTATTGTCTTGAACTTTTCTAACCGCTCCCGGTCGTCTGTGGTAAGAAACTTATTATCAAGGTATGTGGTTTTAAGCGAAAACCCCTTATCCGTGGGAATAGGGTTATCAAAGAACCTTGCCTTAATCCAGTGGTCAACATCAATAGGGTTAAAAGATATTATTATATGCTTACGGATGTCAGATAATCCCCTAATCCTTATTTCCATTTGGTTAAGGTCGTTTTCTGTGAATTCTGTTGCCTCTTCCAGCCAAATACAAACCAGCGGGCCAGTGGGAAAGGTGACAGACTTGACTTTCTCTAACTCTTTTTTATCCTTAAGGCCCTTAAATAGTATCTGATTTCCGTTACCCTGGAAAATAATTTTCTCGTCTCCCTTTGATTCGTTAATCTTAAATAGTTCTGTAAATCCATAATTATTAATACACTTGCACAACTCCCCAAAAGTACTATCATGGTTAGAAGCTGCAATCTTACGCAGAGCAAGCACATTATAACCAGGGAGATTTATTAGATTGTATATTATTTTTTGTGCAACAAAGTATGATTTTCCTGCGGACCCCCCGCCAAGAAATACTTGATATGGCCTATGGTCTTTTAGGTATCTGCGGTATACCGGGTTAATTGTTTTGTAGATGTTGGTAAAATCAACTTTTGGCATTATTCATTAATCAAAGATAGTTGCCCCTCATCCCCGGTGCCTGATATTGATAGACCGTGTTTAGCTTTAATGGCTTTTTCATGAATAGCTTCATCACGCTTTCTTTTTTCCCTGGTGATTCTTAAAGCATCTTCCTTCTCTCTTTGTTGCCTTAACTTGGTTTTAACATCAATATCATTCCACTCTTTTAATTTTTTTTCGAAAATTGCATGTGCTATCTGGCCACCGACAACACCCTTTCCGCACCAGCTTGATTTTAATTTTGATAACTCCTTCGGGAACAGGTGACAACTTACAAGGTTTAACTTTAGCCTTTCTAAAATATAATACTTACAATTGGTACAAAAAGGGCCACCACAAGGAGAAATGCACAACTCATTAAATGTTAAAGATTTAGCCAAATCACGGTTATTCATGCTCTGCCCTCTCTCCGCCATCACTATCACAAATAGCTGGAAGTTTTTTAGGCTTAATATTTACTTCAAATATAGGCCATATTTGATTCCCCTCTACATCCCACACCATACACCCAAACATCCAATATCTACGCAATATATTTAATTCTTCAATCAAAACAAGGCTCCCATTCAATCTCCTGAAAACGATTAGTGTAAATATACCTACCGAAATCACCGTTTTCTACATCAAGTAAATTTATATCATTATGGGAAAAAATAGATATTCCGTATTCCTGGCTTAAAGCGGTAAGTTTGTCAGTAAACTCTTTTATTCTCTTCACCCTGTCAGTATCACTCATTAATGTAATCCTCCAAAGGGCAAGTTTTAAAATATATATTAGATTCTTCACGGCTATATATTTTTTGTAGCTCGCATTTTTTCGGCGGCCCCTTTAAGTGAGCCCTTCCAATCTCATCTAATGATTGCCTGCCGTTCCAAAAAAAGCAATCACCTTTATTATTATCGCATTCTGTTATTTTAATTTTACGCTTTTTTAATCTAATTTGCTTGCTCATCTTTTTCCTCCAATTCAGGCGCCGGGGTAATCTCATAGGTCTTTTGCTTAACCTCGGCTTTTACGTGCTCTGTAGGCTTCCCGTCTATTCGGTCTATAATATATTTAAGGGCTATCATGTTTCCATCAAGCCCCATTTCTGTTAACTTCTCAATCAAAGCTTGCTTTCTGGTCTTCCCCTCAATCTCCCCATCTTTCCCTTTTAGGTATTTTTCAAGTAGCGCTGTTATCGATTTCCCTTTTGGCCTACCACCCGGGTTGCCTGATTGCCCTTTCTGAAACTTGGCCATAATATCCTGTTACCCCCCTGTTATTGAGTAATAATAGCACTTTATGGCCCTGTTTGTCAATTATTTAGACTATTAATTTCTTTTCCCATAATTGCAATTTCATACTCTATTTAAACCTCCATTTCCTGTCAATCTATGGTTGTTAAACCAAATATCCTTATTTTGAGAGAGTAAAGCTTGGACAGTATTCACCTGGCCATTTACTGTCTGTATATTTTGTTGTAATACATCTATCGGATTCTTTACAATCACTACATGTTAATTCTTTTGTGCTCTCTCCCAATAATCCGTCATCTTTTACCGTACCGCCCTTTTGCCAAACTTCCAAGCCCATCGGGTCATGGTGGAATTTCATTATGAAGTCATTTGCTGATATTAATGCATAACCGCAAGCTTGAATAATTTTTTTATTATCAGAAACAATAACCCCATCATGTATTGCTATATAGTTTGGGTCGTATTCATGATATCCATCTTTCATTCGCCAATTAAACCCATTATCAAAATATATCTGCTGTACTATCCTTGATATTTCCTCTCTGCTATCATCCGTTGGTAATTCAACAGCATATTTCTTTATCTCTTCTCTTAATTCCTGGCTATTGGGTAAGTCAGCTTTACTCATCACCCTGGCAAATCCCGCCTGTTTGTCCGCTTCCTTTTCTGTCTCTTCCAGCCTAATTTTAGCCAATCCCCCAGGGAAGACCTTTTCCGGAACGTACTGAAACTGCTCATCTTCCCGGCAATCGTCACAATTATAGTGACAGTTAGGACCACCGGATTCTATACAAGTACGGTCTGTGTACTCTTTTAATGAGCTATAATTTAATTTCTTCCATAATTCCATACTTATAACCTCCCTTTACCGTCACATATATTACAAATAATTTTTCTACCGTAAACATCTTTTTTTAACCCAGTAGTACCGCATATTAGACAGGGTTTAGTACTATTAACCCACTTATTATAATCATCCCGCTCTTTTTCTAATTTTTTAATTTTATCTTTTAATTCCGTATATTCAGGGTTAGGTATATTTTCCTCACCTGTCGCCTGGGCTTTGGCTTGTGCTGCCCCTTCCACAATAGAGGCTATAATATTTACCTGCTCTTTTGTTGCTATCAATTCAGCTTCCAATAATGCTTCTTTTATACACTCTAACCAATATATATCTATATCCATAATTTACTCCTTGTAATTAGATGACTCCCCACAATAAGGACATTAATAATATTTTGCATTAGAGTAACAAGCTCCAATGTTTATAGTTTCCCACCACCAATCTTTAACATCACAGTATTGATAACGATCATCCCAATAATTTTTATCCATCCAAACACTATACTTAATATAACCTTTGTCAACTTTTGTGTTACAAGTGCTACACCTTTTACCAAATTTCATCAACTATCCCTCTTTTGTTTCCCATCAACCTCTACGGCTGGAAAATATTTAACAGCGTTATCATACAGCGTTTTAAACATCTCCCTATTTATATTCCCGCTCAGGATCAAAACCTTAGTTACATGCGCCCAAAGGGTAACAATCCCCAAGTGGTCAAGATCTTCAACCATGGCAGAGAGATCCTTCGCCCCTATCTTGAGGGTTGACACCGCTCCCGTTGCGTCACCGGCAAAAAATGCCCCGGCTATAATAAGAAGGCTTACGGGGAGATCTTTTCCTCCCACAACAACCACTGTTATAATTATGATAGCAAGTACAACCAGGGCGGCCAGGGTAATCATCACTCCAAACCTTGCCTTACCTATAATTACACTTGCTTTATTCTTTTGTAATTGGTTCATTGCTTTTCTCCTTGTAATCATTAATATATTCTTTTTTTAATTTCGGCAAATACTCCCCTTTAAAATGACCTACTCCGCCAGCAATAACACTGCCTAAAACAAAAAACCCTATTGTTGCCGTGAATAAAAATATTTCTGTCTTGCTCATCCCTAACTCATAACACGCCACCCCAGTAGAAAAAATTATAAACACCGATAAAGAAAAGAAAACCATAATTATTAGCCTATTCTTTATAAGCACACGTAAAGACCGCTTTATTATAAATTTAAACATACATAACTCCTTTTTATTTGCTCAAAACCCTATCATGTTTGCAAACATATCGTGTAAATTGAAGGTGTCTTTTTCAACATCAACATATTTGGTAATAAGTTTCATATCTGTTTTTTTCTGCGGGTTCTTTTTTAACCATCCATAGCAAAAAAAGTACAGCCGCTTAATTTCCCTTGGCCTGTATACAAATAGGCAAGCCATCGGTCTTATGTAGACTTTATCATGGTCTCTATTGTCAAGAATTAAGCTTAAGCTTTCATTCTGATTATCGCTTAAGTTTTTAGTCGAGAATGCTGCAAGATCCTTGTAATACTTGACCTCCATGTATATAGAAACGCCACGAAAAGTAACCAATAAATCGAAAGGTTTGGGAGGCGTGAACCGCTGCCCTAATGTATCCGGTATTTTATAATAAAACGCTCCGACATCTTCGCAGGCGTGCTTAATATATGTATATGCTTTTGATTCATGTCTCATTATGACTTACACCGGCAAAAACTAGAACTGCAAGTATAAGAAAAATCACCGTCATCATGGGGCTTATCACATACAAATTTAAATCTACTTTCATCATATTCTTTATCTGGGTCTCTTACCATGAATTTAAACGCAATAACCATAGTTTCGTTATGGGTGTCTATAAGTACTGTGCCTTTTGGATATTTTTTATATATAACCGGGCTTATACGCTTTATTGTTTCCATCTCCCACACCTTAAGTAGTGCGTCCCACCTGGCAAGGTCTTGGCTGGTTAGGCCGTGGGCTGGTTGGTAGTTTTCGTATTCAAACCAACTCATATCCCCAACACCTTTTAAACATTTATAAATTTTTATATCCCATCTTTTTGATGTAATCCCGCATGAACTCTCTGTCAACTTAGCACTATTAACCCGGTCTATTGTGCGTTGGAATAATTGGGATATTAACAATTGATTACTTTCAGGGAAAATACTATCCAATATTAAAGAACTTCCTCCGGGTCTACAAGTACACCTAAAATATCGGTGCCCTGATTCGTAAAGACTCCAACCCTCAGCCAACTCACAGCACCACTGCCAGAATTCAACCGGTGATTTATCTTTTAATTGCTCATATGTTATCATTTAATACTCCTCTCCGTGCTTGCGGGGGCCTGGTCAAATTGTAGGCCATCTTTGCGGTTATGTGCTTTTGAATGTCTATTTTATTATCAGTGCAAAAATAAAGCATCACACTGTAAAAATAACTAATACTGTCGATAAACTCATCCTCTACATACATTTGATATACTCTAGGCAAAACAGTTAAACACTCATAAAGAAATCCAGGGATATTTTTATTATTTGCAATTCTCAATTCTCTCGGTTCGTCAATTTCTATAATGTCACGATCTACCCATAAATACCCGTAAAGCTCAAAAAGCTTAATGAAGGTACCGGCTATTTTATCTTCAAAGGTATCTTTGATATAATGGCTAAAAGCTGCTTTTTCTTCAAATGGAGGGAACTCTTGAATTTCCACAGACCTGCTATATAAATCCCATAATGCAAACCTATTTTTCCTATGCGCCTCTACCGCTTTAGATATCTCGGTTACTATTCGCATTAACAAGGTGCCTATGTCGGCGTATTCGCTGGCACCGTCGCAAGTGGGGCATTTGCCTACAATTCTACCACACCCTTCGCAGGGGTGACTTATATGATTATAACACCCTGTGTGATTGCATGGAGGATAAACCTTGACACCCTTACATTCTGGGCAAGTATAAAATCCTTTTGTAACTGCGTTTTGGTGTGCTGCTTTAATTAGCTCTTTTGTGTTCACTCTAATCCCTCCCATATTTCAACTATTTCCGTCCAGGGTTTACCGGCGGCTGATTCGATTATTTTACTATCTTCTTTCCATTCAATTTGATCTTGCTCTTGCATCATATCAAGATCTATAAAACTAATTGATCCGCACAATTTGCGAAACATAAATAAAAACATTTCAGGGGCTTTTGATGAAAGATTTGCATCTTCGTGACTTTGGTGTTTTACACTCGGTGCAGTTAAATCAAATCTTAAAACAGTAGTATGGCCGGGTGTGTCATCGTCTAAATGCCACGGTCCCGGAGTTATCCCTAAAGCTTTTAAAAATCTGTTCTCTCTGTCTGATATCATAATTTATTCCTTATCAATAATAGTTTCGCCATCGGATGCATAATTATATCCTTTTGGGATATTCTTGCCCTTGCGGTCCATAAACTCTTTGTTCATATTATCACGCACATCGCTGTCAGCAGGGCCAAAGTCTGCATTATAGTAAAACCATTCTAAATACTCTAATTCAGTTGCTCTTTCTCTTTTCACAAAATCCTCCATTAATAAAAAAAGCCCATTTGGTAAGTACCCCCGGTTATCGTAGCTAACGCCGGAAAAGTACCACCCAAATAGGCTTGGTTAATATCAGCTAGCTACTACCGATATATACAGTATACTACTTATCAAGTTATTTATCAAGCAATACTGCCATCTTTTTTAAAATATTTCTTATTAACAATAGACGCACCCTTTAAAGAGGCTCCAACCGCATATTTAAAATGCTCCTCGCATAATGGCATTTTTTCAAATACCCGCTTTGCGCCGAATAATTGTTTTCTACTCAATTGCTTTGTGTACCCATAAACGTTGGTACACCCGCACCCAACAGGCACGCCGTTTTTAAAAACCTCGAACGTGCATCGTTCTTTTATTTTTTTAATATCGTCTTCTTTGTCTGTATACTTATAGAATGTCATAATATCTATTCTCCTATATCTTTTTGCACAGGGAAGTATAGTTCGTCATCTGCCCCGCTATCTTTATATGTTCCATAATCTTTTATGATAATATTTTTTAAAGACTCGCTTCCATGGTAAATACTATGAATGTTACCATGTGCGGAATTTGCATAATCATAATTTATTTTCCTATAACAAATTAAGTTTCTACCCTTCCCCTCAAACACAAGTCCTGATTTTTTACACTCCCTAAATATGTTATTCATTATTTCAATCAAGTAAATTTGTTTTTGAGTGAATTCTTTTTGCTTTGTTATTTTTTTTACTTTGTCAAATTTTTCTCTTCTCATAATTATTAACCTCCTCTATTTACCTTAACGGTCATCTCTCTAGCCCTGGGCTTCCCGCATTTTTCCCCTGCGCTATTTTCACCGGTGCAATAGTCTTGATCGTCTCTTTCAAACTTAATGCCACAGTAATAGCAGATTTCCGGTAAATGGTTCCTGTCCTTCCCGCACTCAGGGCAGTTATAGAGCTCCTTGTCAAATACCTTCTTGCAGTGGACACACTTAGATTTAATCTGGTAGTCAACCGCCCTGTTCACCTTCAGCGACTCCTTGCCTTTTATTCGGTAATGTGACCTGGCTACATCCGGTTGGCTGAACAGCTCCACCCCCTTTGTCAAAAAGCTGACTATTGAGCCGTACTTGTTGTATAGGTTGTAAGTTTCTGGGTCTTCCAGTATTGAAATATAAGTCTCTATAGCAGTTAAAACCTCTTCTCTGGAGAATGCAGATAAATTATCAATCAATTTTATAAGTTTAACCGGATCAACATTTAACGTAGAAAACCTTGGAGCTGGCTTAAACCCTAAGTGCTTTGCTTTTATGATAAAGTTATTAATATCATTATCTTTATACCTGTTAATTTGTATATTATCACCGAGAGGAGGGAGCTCTTCTTTATTATCTTCTAAATAAGAACTATCTTCTAAATAAGAATTATCTTCTAAATAAGAACTATCTTTTAATGTAGCATTTTTACCGGTAACGGATTCACCGTTAAAGGTTTTACCGGTAACGGTTTTATGGGGTAATTCTTTAATATTATCAGGGGTAAACTTTATAGTCTTGGCTTTAAATTTGCCCCCCTCCCTCTCTTCTATTATCTCAATAATATTCAATTCATTTTCAAGTATTTTTAACCCTGTTGGTATCCATTCGGTAGATAGGCCTGAGTAGGTGTTAATGCTTTTGGTGTAAAACTTAATGTCCTGGCTATTAAAATCGCTGTCCATTTCTGTAATAGTAAGGTAAAGGTTTCTTAGTTTTGCATTCATAGAACCTGAATACTTTTTCCTTATGATTCTCAATACTTTCTTTTCTTGCCAGCTAAACGGCTGTTTTCTTGTAGACCTCATTTATTCGGTCCTCCCATACATCCTCCAATTATTTATTATTTGCATTTGAACTCCTCGCAGAGCACCCTAAACAAATTGACAAGTTTTCAAAGTTCTCTTTCCTATTTAGGCAATAATATTTATGGGCTGCTGTCAATTCAACAGAACCAAATAAACAGTCATTAATTTTATACTTTCTAATTTCGTTTGATTTATCCTCTAAATACTTTGTGAAAGAACCATATCTTTTTAAAGCATCTAACGCCGAATTGCCTTCTACAAGTCCTGTATTTCCGTTTTTCCAATAAACTATAAATACCATAAAACCTCCATTAATTAAAAAAGCCGCTCTGCCAGGTGCAAGGAGTGCAGTCCTTGTTTATCACCCGGCACAACGGCCAAATTGTTTGTCAATCTGCACACTGACTATTATATACTACTACAATTTTGATATTGTTTCAAGGGGTGTTTTCATTTATCCCTCAATTGTTTACAAAGATTAGTAATGAGCATTTTGCCATATTCCGTTTTTGTTTTATGGGTACCGTCGTGATTAAAAAATCCATTTATAGTTATCATTATTTCCATATCCATTATTATATCGGCCACCTCTGCAAGTGTGTATTTCTTTTCTCCCATCCTTATTACTCCTTTGCTTTCTCTAAGGGACACCAATTAGGTATTGGCCCAGAGGTATCCTTTATTACTCTAAATCTTGTCCCTCCAGGCTTTTTACAGTGACCATTAATTATAGATGGTGAAACATAGGGGCACATAAAACAATTTTCTATTTTAATAATTCTCATTTAGCCCCCAGATTAAAAACCCTTGCATGATAACGGGACATATTAAGGGCGTCGCTTTCCGAATCTGTAAAATCCCTATCTTTAATCTGCATGAAATAAGTTTTAGCCATGGTTAACTCCATAGCGTATCTAACATAGTTCCCCCTACTTAACCAATACATAGCCGACCGTATCGGGCCGGCAAGCACTTCATTTATGGGGCTATTAGGCTTATAGCATAGATTTTTCATGGTTTTGCCTCATTTAATTTATTCCATTCAATAATTATATCTTTATTAGTTTCCATTACCGGCCCTACGGCTCCGCAAGTAAAACATTTCACTTGACCAAAATCACAAGGGTTGCCGTATTTTATCCCGCGCTTAATGCTGCCACATTTACAATCATTTATTTTCATCTCATCCCCCACAGCTTAAGTATAAAATTAATCCCTTTTTGGTAAACAAGAGTCTTAAGTTTAACTTTTGTCCCCTTGGCCCCTTGGGTATACTCTTGCTCTATGACACGGAAATAACCAAGGTCTATATATTTTTGATACGGCTCATTATTAGCCATTAATACCTTTTTGTGTCTTAAGTATAAAAATAGGGCGTTTCTACCCATCCCTAAATTTAGCACCTTGGCAGCTTCCCCCATATCAAAAGTACTGGTAGAGTCGGTTACCCTGTCAAAGAATTGAGCCTTAGGTAGTAGCCTTTTATTTTCTTCAATAAGAGCTGCCACCTTTTCTTGCTGGTAGATTTGGGCTTGCTGGATAATCAATTCTTTTTCAAGGTTGGTTTTTGGCAACTTCCGACGATCATCGGAAGTGATTAAAGAGCTATTCTCTTGTATTCGCAGCTTAACCATAGTTACTTCCGCCTCATTTAAATGAGTAGTAACGCCCTTCATCATCTTGCCGGGGAATAATTCCTTGATTCTCTTTTCGATTAAGTCCCTGCTGACATTTAATACTTCTGCTATCTCTTTAATTGTCATTATCGTACATCCCCTTAATAATATCTTTGTGGTATTTAGAAAGTTCTCCAATATTTCTTAGTATTTCGACTGAGGCTTGAGCCCTAGCCTCTATGATATCAGTAGTGTTTAAGCTTTTTTGTACGATGTTCAGCCGGTTGCATGATAAAAATAAATCATGACCGCAACCAATGTATTTATGGATAGACACACGGTAGGGGCCTAATTGATAAGATTCCCCTCCTTGCTCTTTCTTATATTTAATTGCCATTGGTTATCTCCTTTGCCCAATCTGGGCGCATTCTTAAGCTTGTTTTCCAGGCGTCGCCCTGGTAGCGGGATTTATCGGGGCATATTCCACACCCATAACAATCAGAGACTTCACTCCAGCTATACCAGCGCTCACAAGAAGACTGCACTCCTGTATTGCTCCAAAAAGACACAACGCCATTTTTATCAACCGTACTACACACCGCCCAATCAGGGGCGAAGTCCCACTCTGTACCTATTGGGCGGTAATTGGCTAATTGTATTAGCGTTCTTGTACTTGTGGGGTGGATACCGAAAACCGGTTTATTATCCTTATCAAAATTAATAAAATATAATGATTGAATCGTTTCTATTTTATCCCAAACCTCGCAAACCTGACCGGTGATTAAATATTTATCCATACTCTACTCCTTATATTCTAAATAATCAGCCATATCCCCCATTTGATTTACTATGGCCTTTTCGTTTTCTTTAAAACTGTCTGTTAGTTTTGCTCTGTTATACAAACATCTTTTACAATCAACATCTGTCCATAATGAAGATGACTTGTAATCTTCTGGCATCCGCACACCGCAAGGCGTATTTTCTACACAAGAATAATCATCACCGTATGGGTCAAAATGTATTTTGCTCATATAATCCTCCAAATAAAAAAGCCTTCAAAGTCGGCCCCTGACACGGTTACCCGGTGATTCTGTCAGGGCGGGTATGAAGTCCCCCACGCCGCCTTAAAAGGCTTAACTTCATAATGTCCGGGAATCACTCCGGTATAGTCAACGACTATGTTTATAGTATACTATAATTACGGGATAGTATCAAGGTTTTTCCTCGTATAGCCTGTAACATTCTTTTGACCCGTAGCAATCAGAAGTTAATTTTGTTCCCTGCGGTGGGCAATAATCAACATGGCTACCTGATAAACTAACTATTTTTATCTCTATATTTTTGCATTTAGTACAATCAGGCGTAATCTTTGGGTGCCTTGGTGGTGGTGGGGGAGGATTATCAATAGCCGGATAATCCATATAATAAAGCTTGCGCCCCGGTGCTGGCTCCCTGTCTGTATTGCTGTCACATTCTGGGTTACAGCAACCGTCTGGAAGCTGCTCTTCTATTTCTCTGATTTGAAAATCACCGCAAATATTGCAGTTAAAGACTGAAAACTCCTCATTAATATAATATCCCTGTTCAAATTTGCTCATACACTACCTCTCCCCTAATATTTTATTTTTACATTTTTCTATATGTTTAAATTCATTAGCCATTACATTATTAGGCAGACTTATAAAAACAGTTACATAATCCATGGGCACCTCTGAAAGCGGTTGACGGAATAAACACCCGGAATCAAAACACACCCCTATAGTGCCAGCGTGATAAATCTTATCAATATTAGAATGACCGATTTTGATTATACCACCGGTCCTTGATAGTTCCATTAATCGCAATTGCTCTGTATAGTTCATCTACTCCCTCTCCACCCCTGACATCTGACTGGGGCTTTTGTTGATTTATTAGTCCGGTTGTAACCGGTTGATTGCCGGTAACCTGGCCTTGGCTTTGGGCCTTTTAGCGGTCTCGGTTTTGGGTAGAATATGTCAAAGTCAGAAACGTTTATATAACCTGTAAAACTGGGCCAAGATCTGTACCAACAGTGACTGTATGAATACATGATTTAAGCGCCTCCTCTAAACTTGTTGTCATAGTCTTTATGATATCCCTTTCATTATTTAATAATCCCCTGATCTCTTTTAATGAATCCTCTAATTTAGAAATCTTTTTGTTTTGTTCCTTCCAGGCGATAGTAAACCCGTCACGCAAGCAAGCCATTTCAGATAAACTTAATCCGTTACGGTTGGCATCCTCTACCTTTTTCAGTATCATATGCATTAAATCCATAATTACTCCTTTAATATCCGTAGTTAGAATTGCTTTGGGTTGCTGGTTGGCCTTCGCTCTTTTTTTCGCAGAAGGAAAATCTTTCAACAATCATAAAGATTTTACTTTTTTGAGCACCGTCTTTTTCCCATCGCTCTTGCTTCATCCATCCGTCAACACTGATTTTGCTTCCTTTTATAAAAAACTCGGCTATTTTTTCAGCTGTCTTTTCCCAAGCTTGGCAAACAAAAAATGAAGTCTCTTTGCCCCAGTTATTTTTAACTGCTATTGAAAAATTACAAACTATCTTACCTGTGTTTGTGTGGACAAGTTCCGGGGCTTTCGTTAAATTCCCTATCATATTACAAATACTCATTATCATTTCCTTTAAGTAAAAATTTAAAATCAGGCTCCCATCCAGAAGCCAATAAGTCGTTATAATGTTCAGCCTCTTCATAGCTTGCTGAAGCCAACAATATGTCTATGTCTTTGTGACAGTGTTGACAAACCAATATTAGGTTGATCCGGTGGTGTATCAAGTGCGGGTATAATATCCGGTTTGTCTTAGTGTTATGTATAATGTGGTGTGGCGCCTGTCCGCTCTGTCCCGTACAGTTTGGCCCTTGTACAAAGCAGGCGTAGTTTTGCCTGATTTGCAAGATACCTATCACTATCTCTCTGTCTGGTATATGCTTTGGGCAAGGGTTATTTTTTTGATTTAATGTTGCCATGTTCTATTCCTTTGGTGGTTTTGGAAGTGGCATCCAGTGGGTAGATTGAATACGGTGCTTACTTCCTTGATAACGAAAAACGTAATCTTTAACCCATCTATCATAATAAAATATACTCATATGCACCCCTAAACCATCAGTTGCTAATACTTTAACATTATCCCCGTCTGGCAATCTATCTTTAACGCTTATCCATTCCATTTTCCCTCCAATCTAATATTAAGTTCGGCGGCTATCCGGTTGATAGTCTCAATCAATATAGACGCCTCTTTGACTGTTATTTCAGCCTCACTCTTAGGAACCATATTTCCGTCAATACTACGATACGGGTAGCCTGCCGAGATAGCCTCATACTTGCATATAAGCTTCGTCCGCCCTACATCAGTTTCGCCTGTCTCGTTTGCTATTAGCTGGATAGCCCCATTAATATAATGGTTTTGCGAATTTTTGCCGGTAGTCCTGGGCCGGTTGTTTTTCAGGACTGACAAGCAAGTTTCTCGCCAAACCCTGAATTTCTTTTTACTAATCTTAATCCCGCCGTCAACCTCTTGAAATAGATTAAGGGCGGTGGTTATGCAGCTGACTAAGTCTTGTTTACCCATTAAAAAGGGCTCTTAATAAAAAGATTTAGGTCTGCGTCCCATACAGCGCACAACTCCATTAACTTGTCTTCAATAAATACTTTTGAATCTTTCTTTGATGATCCTGGCCAATTTTTCTTAGAAAATGTTTTAACCAAAATATTAAGATCGTCTATTGTTTTAACCTTTTCTGTTTGTTTCTCTGCCCAGTCCATAGCTTTGTTATATTGGTCTATACTACTATTATTCTTAGTATTTTTAGGTGGGGCAATAGGCGGCTTGTCCCCATGCGGCATATCAACAATATCCTCCGCCGCAAGGCCCAGAGCTAATGGGACAAAATAGCGGAATAAGTAAGATAGAGTACTCCCGGTGCTTTTAATAGGGCTATTCCCGTGGTTGTCTTTATCGGAAAAGAACTGTTTGTATTCTATCCACTCCCCAGACGCATGGAAAAGCCGCCCTCCCAAACCAATTTTATCCCCATCCGATAAAGGCTCTACAGTGAGGAGAATATTGTTATCAAGCAATGGCCCGTCAACAGCTACAAGCCAATCCTCAAGATCAGCATAGAGGTACTCGTTATTACCACTACGCCCCTTTTTTGTCTTTTTGGGAGGCTTAATAACTTTTTTAGCTGCTATAATAGCGGGTATTATATTAGTTAATGATTCACTTGTCTTCATACTATTGTACCTTTAGTTCGTCAAGCGCAGAGGTTAATAAATCCTGTACTGTTTGTGTTATCGTTCGCCTGTTTTTGCATTTCACTAATATTATCCTATCATGTAATTCTATTGGTAATTCAACATGAATTATTTTTTTTATATTTTTTTTATTAGTTTTCTTTTTTTTAGTGCTCATTCTGCACCTCCTCTGTTTTGAATTTATTTAAAATATCAATCATTTTTTGATCATTCTTTTTCATTTGTTCAGATATTTTCCTAATCTTTATTATGCCTACGCATACTGTCAATAATCCTGGTCCCATAATTACTCCTTGTATTTATTTTACTACTTCACAATTAAAGACTAACCACGGCTTTCTTAACCGTTGCGCTTTAAGTTTAATTTGCATATCATTTGAAATTGCCGCTTTGATATAGCTAATACATTTAGGGTTGATAAAGTTGACCTGATCTTGGTATGTCATTCGGCTCCAATTATCCGGCAGGGTGACACTATATCCGTGTGGTTGTATCCACTGGCCATTAACGATAACCCCTAACCATTTTTCTTTTTTATCAACCCAGTACACTTTGTTGTCAATTATCTTACAACATATTTCTTGCTTTGACTCCGGCAACTCTTCCTTGTACCCTCTAAATATTTCTTTATTCCTTCTGTTTGCCTGATGCCAAAATGGATTTTCATTATCCATAACTACTCCTTTCCTATTTCTGGATAATAAGGGCATAGGTGATCAAAAAAGATATGATTTGAATAGCAGTCAAAGTAAAAATCTGGCAAGTAATCCTTGTCATCTTGGCTTATATCATCAATACTTAAGTCTTCCAATTTTGCCGACTGCTCTGATTGTAGTCCCCTTACGATGGAATTAACTTCCTTTTTGGTTTTATGGTCATTAAGCCAGAATACCCAGCCACAGACAGTGTTATCCATGTCAGGGCTATTAAGGCAATGGTGATATAATTCTTGATAATCCATAATCATCCTCCTACGGTTAAGCTTTTCATTAGCTTATACTACATAATACTACCATCCATAAAATAAGTCAAGTATTTTCTATAATTTTGTTTGATTTTTTAGAATCTTCTATAGTAATAATTATTTCAATAATTATTTATAAGTTTTTATATTTTTTGCTTGACTTCTTTTAAGTAATAGTCTATATTGTAATTAGAGAGTGAATGAAAAGCACTTAACCTTGAGGAGGGTGATTATGGAAAACTTAATGGTAATTAACAACAACGATATTGATACTGTATTAGACGGAATTGATGCCGGATTTACACCCGATGAAATGATTAACCAGTTTGGCAAAGAGTCAATTTCTGAACCTACCCCACCCAAAACACCTAATACATTTTCAGTAACAATTAAACATTCTTTTGACACCTACACCCAGTATGGTAAAAAATACACAGAATATGGCCCTGTTTACATTTATAATGAAGTTTCTAAATGTAGACCTACTCTGGAAGATTATAAGGTTTATCGGGAAAATTGGTTTCAATATGATGTTTTCTATGCTGCTACAAAAGAGCAAGCAAATTCTATTTTAAAATCATTATGGCTGGATAAAGAAAAAGAAGCAAAAGAAAATTACTATAATAATGAATTAAACTAAATCAAAACAGAGGAGCGCAATAGATAGCCGCTCCTCACGGTTGCCCCTTTAACCGGGGGCTTTTATAATACAAAGCTTGGCGGTTGGTAACCTGACAGGATGTAGTCAGCGTGTGGAAATAAGATAAAACCAAGCGGTGAAAGACCGTGGGTTGGTGCAATCCCAATTATTATTACCTGTCCTATGGAGGCAGGGCTTGCGGGGGTTTATCGTACCGGTTCATATGCGTAGAGCTGGGCCCCTGCTTTTATTTCAACAGGAGGGTGTATGGAAAAGGGACTAGGATTAGTAAGTGTTAAGATTAGAAACATCGGTAAAATAAAAGATATTGCCGTTTCGCTTGAACCAGGGGTAAACGTATTCCAGGGAGATAACGGTGCGGGGAAATCGACTGTATTAGAAGCTGTCAAGTTGGCAATCAGCAAAGGGAAAGGGTCTATCCCCGCCGACCTAATAAGGCACGGGCTGGATGAAAACGGCAAGGCTTTTCGGGGGGAGATTGTTGTTAACACAACCGCCTTCCAGGCAGCTATGGACTTGTACAAAGGGAAGGGCGACGAACAAAAACACCGGTTATCGGTAAGCAGAGACAAAGGGTCTACCGTTAATTCCCCGTCAAGTTTTTTAGAACAGATTGCCAACGAATGGAACGACCCCCAAAAAATAGCCAACATGAAAGGAAAAAACTTTTATGACATCCTGGTTAAATACGCCGGGGTAGACCTGTCAACATATGACAGGGAGATAGCAGGCATTAAGGATGATCAATCTTACAACAGGCGGCAACTGAAAGAGTTGGGGACTAAAACACCCGTACCAAACGTGAAGGCCGTGTCTGTTGAAGACATCCTCGCAAAGATTAAGGAAATTACTGAACACAACCAACTTCAATTACAACGGGAATCTATTATAAAAGGCTATATATCTGAAATGAATTCTAATAGCGACAAGATCGAAAAGTTGCAAAAAGAAATAGATGAATTAAAAGAGTCAAATACAAAAATTTTATCTTTACGCGCAAATGCAGACGACCCGGAGCCATTAAAAGACATTGCCCCGGTTAAGGAAAAACTCAACAAATTGCAAGACATAAACAAGCAAGCCGGAGAGTACAAAGATTTCTTGACCTGGAAAAATAAAGTTGCTGTAATTACCGAAAGTTTTGATAAAAATAAACAACTTATTGCAGAGAAAGAAAAAGAAAAAAAAGAAGCTGTGCTTAATGCATCTATGCCAGTAGACGGGTTGAGTATTGCAGAAGATAAAACAGTAACTTTTAACGGCAACAACTGGGAATTGTGTTGTGAGTCCGACAAGCTTCTGACCGGTGCTAAACTAATCGTAAATACTACACCAGAAAACGCTATTAGGTGGATGATGATCCACAGCGGGGAGGGGATACTGTCGACAAGAAGAAAGTTATTGCACGATTACCTAGTAGTGAATGGTTACACTTGCCTAATGCAAGTTGCCAGCGAGCAACCGCCGATAGACGCCCCAGGCTATTTCTACATAGTAGAAGGGGAAATAAAATAGGTTGATATTTAGTTTTGGGATTTTAAGACAGCACGGATAGACGGCCTACCAAGGATAGTATTCTGTTATTTATTCCTGATCATAAGGCAAAATGGAGGATAAGAATTGACACCACCTGGTAAATGCGGGATATTCCGTAAAAATAAAAAGATAAATTAAACTGGCCTATGCATAAAGCCAGTCAAGACAAATTATATATAAAGGCAGCAGGCATATAGCTTGCTACCTATTAAGGGGCTGTGGCGGAATGGTAGACGCTATTGGTGTAGGATATACGGCCATAGGTAAAGAGCGGTAAAAACGATCCGTGAATAAGAAAATGTAAGAAATTACGAAGTTGAACGCCTGAATTAACAGGAACCGGGAATAGAATGCTGTTATATCCCCCCGGAAAAGTCAACGCAACCCCGTACAGGTTCGAATCCTGTCGGCCCCATGCGTAAAATTATCATCCACAGGGAGAGATTGCCTTAGGGTATCCCTGACAGGCCCGGGCCTATTGGATGTTTAGGCAGCCCCCACCCTTTTCCTGGGGCTGTCATTTTTATTAAAACAAAAGGAGTATTTTATGAAAAAGATTTTTTTATTATTACTAGTTATTATCGGCTGTTTTTTAATAGCAGGATGTGACGATGCAGACATCGTGTCAAATAATTTGTCAAAGGATGCGGACATGTTCCGTGTGCGCCGTAGAGTTGTATTTTATAATGGGATAACAGGGGAATACATCCTTTCAGTAGAGGGGTTATGTTCGATAAAGAATGACAACACTGACAACCAGCTTGAATTGACTGTCAAAACAGGAGATGCAAGTTATAAAAAGCATTTTTTAGGCTTATCGGATAATGTAACATATTTTGCCGAACAATTGGAAAGCAACTCGGTATCCCCTTATCATTACAAAGTTATTTTTAAACCCGTTGCCATTATACCGGCAATAGAGATCGCTAATTAACTAGTCTTTACCGGTCCCGCCCTCCCAAAAAATAGGGGCCGGTTTTTATAAGGGGTGTATAGCAATCTTAAACCCGATAGCGACCCCCCCGGTGCTACCGATCCCAAATCCTAAAGCAAAGCCATAAATGAAGCCTTGCAGAAAGTCAAGGCTTTTTCTTTTTTTCATATCGCTTATTAAGCTGATCCAATAATTTTCTATCCCGGTTATTGCGCTTTCTCTTTTTTTTAAGCGCTCTTCTCTCTTCTGTAATTCTCTTTCTATCTGCTGCAAGGTCTCTTCCCTCTTGGTAGTTTCGGATTCTCTCTCCGTTAAGTTGGCTATTAATTCCGCTATTATCTCCTGGTCGGTCATCTCCCCGGGGTCCGGTCCTTCTGCCAATAAAGGCAAAGAGAAAACCGCTAGCAATAATAGCAATAAAACCCAGGATTTTACCCCATATGTTTTTAACATCCATTTATCCTTTTCCTTTCAATATCCACTTTTGGGCAACATTCCCGCCTATAAACAACCCGCATATCCCCGAGTAATAAGGCAGCGCATCCATAAAGTCAGGGATAGACCTTATTAACAATACTACCATAAAGATAGTGAATACTATCATAACCCACACCTTGCGGCTTTTAATTTTACGCATATTTACTCCTTGAATAAATCATCAATAACCTGGTCTATCCCTGACATTAGGATACCATCATGCTTTCTAAGTTGGGACATAGAAGCCCCCCGGATGATTACCTTGAACCCGTAACGATCCCCGTAATTAGTAAAAGATTCGATTGATTGTATCTTTGCCTTGGGGGGTGTCATGTTAAGTACCACCCCCTTATCTACAAAACCGGCTACGTGCACGATATGGCCATCCGGTACCGTTCTATTACCGTGCTTTTGCGGTTTTTTTGTCTGGTAAAATGCGACGTCAATCCCGTTGGGGGCCTCGGTAAATATTTCATGGTAAAGCCCGTTTGCTGTGGTTCTTATCCCTTTGCCTATCCCTGCCATAATAGCCAGGCACACAGCCCCAGAGCAATCTGCGGTTTCTGGGCTTTCCTTGCCCCATCCATAGGGCGACCCTTTTTGAATGAGTAACATGTATTTATATCTGTCTTCTGTAGACATTTTATAAAATTGCAATTTCTCTAATGAAGATAATTTTGACCAGTTAAGTTTCATAATCTACTCCTTTTTCGGAAAAATCAAACAATTTTTAACCTCAAGAAAATCTTGCCTTACATTTAATATAGACATATTTAAATCTTGAGGGAACGGGATTCCGCTATCTTGTAGTGTTTTTCCTAATTGAGGGATAAAATTTTTATTAAATTCAGAAATAGCACTATCTACCGCTAAATTTACGCATTTTTTAATTGCTTCTACTTGTGCTTGATTTTTAACCAAAACCTGTAACGTCTCGCCTTGCTTTACGTACTCTTGAAAACTGCGGTTGTTATCCACCTTGTCCCAAACAAAAAAAATAACAAATATTATCATGAATACTATTAATACTTTTCCTACCACTCCACTTGTGGTAAATGCGTTTACTACCTCTTTTGTGTTATTGTCCATTGTTACTCTCCTATTTTATACCGGTATACCCGGTTATTTTATTCTAATTATCCAAACCATGCTAATATTAATAGGTCTTGTTTCTGTGGCTACATTAGGCACTCCGTGAGCATCTTCTATTATATCCATAGCACCGCCAAGCAAATCGCCGCTTGGTACATTATCACCACTAGCTGCTTGAATTTGTATTCTAGCTGATCCACCTGAACCCTCAGAAAAAACATCATGCCCATGACCCTGAAAAGCATGGTCTTGCTCTGTACCAGAAGTAGCGGAACCCCGAATAAATCTACCATCCCCGTTAATATCCGGGATAGTCTGGCCGTCGTATACAGACTCGCTATCACTCAGAACTTGACCGTTACATTCAACCCAATTTTCTGGTAGCTCAGGTGTATTAGTAAAAGATTTGTGCCAAGACAAAACCGTACCCACCGGACAGATTCCAAAATATTCATTATTCCGATTTAATACATTGCTATTACTACCTGAAAATCCTTCATCGACAGAAAACACATTAATTATGTTATCAAGAGCGTCCCCGCTGTCAAGGTAAATAATCCCTATGCATCTTTTTGTTGACTCAATATAATATCCACCCTTGGCCGGGTTGTATGCATCCCTAAAAGCTGCCGGAATTACTTTTGAATCTGTGGCCCCGGACATGTCAACCGCTGCTATTGTGGGGGTGGTTCCCGATACTGATAATTCTACCTTTGCCCAATTGCTTGTAGAGATAGCGGCAAGACTTATGGTAACAATAGAGTCATAATCAACAGTACCTTTTTTACTATCGTTATCAAGCCCGATTTTACCAACGGTCATTTTAAGAGCGCCACTGTCATTATACAGCTTGATTGTTTTTGCTCCGAGTGCAATCCTATTTTGGGCTAATTCAAGCGGCCCCCAAACTCCTATGTCTCCACCGTCTGCCGGTTCCGGCGTAAATTCGTTAGCCATCTTTATTCTCCTAAGCTAAAATTAATATATCCTCTGTTCATGTCGATCCTGTCAAATGATGTGTTATCGAATAGGCCCCCGGTTCTTCTTTTTATTTGAATACCAGCAGCAACGAAAAATTCTATCCCCCCGGCCAATAAAGAAGGATCTGCATTATTATCCATTTGTGATAGATCATATATAGCATTTTCTAAATCATTAATTATACTTACAGAAGGCTTGCGCACTCTAGTAGGTATCCCACCGAATGGCCACCCAACGGCAACACTACTAACCCCATCAAGATTCCAAGTCCCTATTTTAATTTGAACATCTCTTCGGACATATCCGCTTTTAATTTCCATGTAATACAAGGTTTCTCCCTCGTCATTAGCTCCCGACCCATCAACTATTATATTCCCATAATACCCTATTGATTTGCTATTACTATTGATAATAGATTTTAAATTCCCTGATGAATTTTTCCAAATTATTCCTATGCATCTTTTATCTGAATTTATATAATATCCAGACTTTTCAGGATTAAACGAACTTGTAAAATTAACTGGTTCTACAACCTGGTTTGTTGCTCCAGCTATATCCGTAGCGGTTAATGTTACAGAAGTTCCCGACACAGATAATTCAATTTGTGCCCAATTACTATTTGAAATACCAGAAATATCGATAGTTGTTTCCGTGTCAATATCCGCTACTCCATAATTAGTCCCGTCATCAATCCCAATTAACCCCTGTGATAATTTAAGCACACCCGCAGAGTCAAATAAATAGCTTGAATAATTACCAATAGAATCACTTATTAATGCATCATTATAGCGCCCCCAAACATTAAGATCTCCGCCTATTACCGGCTTTCTGAAAAATTCATTAGCCATATATTATCTCCCCAAACTCACTCTTAGGTCAGTGATATTTTTTTGAACCTTGATAATGTCTTCATCCAGTCTTACAGGCAAACTGCCTAGCTGGATAGTCCTGATAGATTGATTGCCAACTGATATATAAGTAATTTCCTTAACTTGTAAGATATTGTCAACGACAATTCCAGTAGGTTGACCGCCTCCATAAAGCCCTGACCCATAAGTTCCTGACCCGTAAGGGTTTGGGCTTGGGGCTGCCGTCTCTGTCGGCGGAATTTCAGAATGGATTCGTAGCGTACCATCCGCAACCAATACCAAAGGGTCTACATTTTCAATTTTCCATTCAATTGTTGCTCTCCTTGTAATCGTTTCATTTTCAGCAAGAATACCCTCTGCCCAAATTTGAGAAGTTGTATTATCAATATCAGGCGCAACTATTTTTTGCTCATAAACATCATTATCCTCTGTGCTATTGACAGAAGAAATAAAAACGCCGTCTTTATCAAGCAAAAAATACTTAGTCCTAATTTCCGTTTCATCTTCTGGCTGATAATCATCTATCCCATAACGGCCCTGGGCACCAACAACCAAGAAAGCTTTTTTCTCTGTACTCTTTTCACGAAAAAAGAATTCACCGTCTTGGTCTACTCCGGTTATATATTGTCCGGCACTGTTTGCAATTTGCTTAAGCGCTTCTATTACCTCAGGGATTTGAGAATAGTTAATTTCAAAATCTATTGTAATATTTGGCGGCAATATTTTTGCTGAGTTCTTTACAATAGGCGTTTTTGGTATTATTACGTCATCAAGCAAATCGTCCAAAATAAATTCTATAGTTTCTCCTGAATAACTTCTTGATTCTGCATTAACCCTTAAAAGATAATCATTCATACCAAACCCTGAATAATTATATTCAGCTTTTGTGCTTCCAGGTATAGGGATACTCCGAACAACGCCCATAAAAAAATAGTCAAGCGAATTAAAAAGCCTAATTTTGATAATATCTTTTTTTTCTATAATTTGGGGTGCGGCAAAAAACAAAACAAAATCCCTTGGGCCGGACTCATCGATAGTAAATTGAACCCCTATAAAATCACCTGACCCTGACTGATAAGTCTTTTTTCTTGCCAGTGTATTATCATATAATTCAATAGTTGCACCTATCCCTGTTGAAAAGGGAGGTGTTGATCCCCCTCCAAACGGTCCAGCACCAAAAGCCCCATATCCGTAAGCCGTGGCCATTACATATACACCTTCTTGAATTTAAAAATTATAGTACAGGCGGCCCCTTCATAATCAATTATATTATCGCCTGGTTGCAATCGTAAAAAATTGCCATCAAAAGACGAATCTTCATCTGACCCGTTTCTTTTAACAGACCCTTCTTTGGTGTTAATTGTCAATATATCCCCAGCGGTAAAAAGAGAACTATTGAATGTAAAAGATGTTGCCCCGTCGCTTTTGTTTGTCATTTTTACGCCTGGCAAATCTACCGATTGATCGGCGTCAACTTCTATAGTAGGCTTGACAAGAAAATCAGTTTCGTCACCGGCTACCGTAACCGTTATCGTATCATTTCCAGCTACAATATTAGTAGACACGGTTTCCGTTGTATCTTCCCATAACCCAAATTCAGCCACAAAATCGACAGTGTAATCGATAAGCTGCTGCCCCTCTTCTTGGTCATATGAAAATACCGGGAATCTTAAATCAATATCCCTAGACACTACATCATTACTTATTGATAGCTTACCGCCCCTTATGCAAGCTTGAATAAAAGCCCTTTTCTCATTTTCAAATAATTGTTGAGTGTCGCCCTGGATAATTCCTTTTATGGATATTACACGGGATTTTAAAAACCCGTCTGATATATTACGCCCACCGGCAGCGAAGGAGCTATTGACTACATTTATGTTTGAATCAATTCCACCCCCAAGCAACCAAAAAGACTCCGGAAAATTATAAACGTTGCCGTTGTCATCTGTAAAAACTAAGTTAGCCATTAATTACCTCTCCGTGTCTTCTGTAGTTGTCTGCCTAGTTTTCGGCTCATCATTTCCGCCGTAGCATCATTATTGACATAAATGGTATTGTTTTGGGTTACCGCTCCCATCATTCGGCTTGTTTCGTCCGAAGGGAATACCCGGGAAGGTTCTCCAAAATTAACCAACTCTGGCCCGTTTTCTCCTACGATAGCAGGCCCTTGGGCAACTCCACCCCTTGCGAATCCGGGGATAGCGGCCGCAGCAACAAAGCCAGCCGCAGAAGCCGCAGCAAAACCTGCTCCACTTGCAAAATTACCAGCAAAAAAAGCAGCGGCAGACTGTAAAGCCCACTGTTCCGCAAAGCCTCGAACAACCCCGGCAATAGCGTTTAAAGAAGCTTTTTTTATGCCTTGCCATACGGTTTCCTGTTTTCCTAATAAAATTGACTGAGCCTCAAGAAATTCTTCTTCTGTCTCGAACGCACTAGCTTGCAACTCTGACAATTCTTTTTGTAAGTTAAAATTTTCGATTAAAGAAACCCCAACAGAATCCAAAACAGGCCCAAAAGTTGTTATTAATTGGCTTGCTGTTTTTTGATATTCTAATTGTAATTGCTCTTGTCTTTCTTGCTCTGCTAAAAAAGTAGCTTGCCTTATCGCATCAATCTCAAATTGTGCCCGGCGCTCAAAAAGCATTCTTTGAATCGCCGTTGCTCTGGCTATTCTTTCGACTTGCAGCATGTTGTCAGTTATGATCATGGTTGCTTCATCACTGGTAGTTTTCGTATTTTCTGCCACACCGTCAAGAGCTGCCCCGACGGACTCTACCCCTGCGGTAACAGCGTCAACCATAGCGGCCTGCCCTGTTATTAATTCTCCATATACAGATTTTACATTATCTTTAGTGGTCTTAAAGGTAGTTTTTACAACAACGTCCATCTCTTTAGCGCCGGATGTGACTTTTTCCCGAAATCCCTTAGCCTCGTCTACTATTGTACCGAAAACATCTTTATACCCTTCTCCCATTTCTAATGCAAAAGTTTTAAATGCTTTTCCGGCTGCGTCTGCCTGGCTGACAACTTCGCCCCATTTCTTTTTACCAGAAAGGAACTTGAAAAAATTATCAACTACACCGCCCGATAAACGTATCGCTGTTATTAAGTTCGAAACGTTAGTTATTGCTGCCTGTAAAGTTGTGGACATTACCTTGAAAACGGATGTTACCACATTCACACCAAAAGACAGAATATTAAAAGCGCCGGCAGCCTCTGCGGTCCCTCCTCCTAAATCATCAATTGCCGCTCCAATAGTTCCAAACAACTCCTTACCTTCCACTAATAAAACGTTAACAATCGGCCCTAAAACCTTCTTGAATAATTCAAACCCGGATGTCACCCCGGCAATAATATTACTAACTACCTCTGCGCCTTGACCACTTACAAGGAATTTTATCATTCCATCTGCGGCCTCTGTCGCCCCTACTGCTAATTCGTCAGCAAACGATTTGCCAATATTGCCCACGATTACGGCAAGATTACCAGAAGTGTTTTTAAACGTAGCAAATGTTTTTTCCTGTTTTTGAAAAGCGGTGTCTGTTGCTCCGGTACTATCCGTTATTTCATTAAGGATAGAATCAAAATCTTTTGCACCCTCTCCGGTAAGAGCCATCGCCCCCCGCAAAGCTCTTGTGTTTGAAAACAACCCTGACAAAGCTTCTTTGCTCCCGTCTGTTGATCCTGTGACAGCCTCCAATGCTCCCTTGAATCCTAATTGCTCAATAGCAGCGCTTCCAGATTCAAAACCCATAGCTTTTAAATTGTCTGTCATTTCTTCGGAAGGTTTTAGAAATGCGTTAACAACAGCGTTAAATTGCGTCGTTGCCTCAGCTGACTTAATACCTTGCCTAGTCATCACTGAAATTGAGGCACCCAGTTCGTCAAAAGAAATCCCCATATTGGCGGCAAGAGGGATCGATTGACCAATAGTAGCGGCCAACTCATCCCCGGTAGTTTTACCAGTCTTAATAACTGTGAATAATTTGTCTGAAATACTGGTGGCTGCGTCTGCCTCCAGGCCGTAAGCATTAAGCCCGGTAGTGATTACATCAACTGCGGTATTGGTAGAGACAAGGGCGGCCCCGGCAAATTTCGCAGCTTCACCCACAAACTTGACAGCTTCGGCAGGCTCGACACTAGCGGATATTGCTTGGTACAAGCCCTCTGTAAGATCCTTAGCCGATCCTAACCGCCCGTCCATTACAAGCAGCTCCTTAGCCATCCCTTGTACGTCAACCTGGGCCTCGTCAACTAATGTCCGAACATTAGAAAATGACTTTTGCCATTCATCGGCCTTAACAATTGAAGCGGTAAGAGCTCCGGCTATAGCGGTACCAACAGCAAGAACGCCCGTACCCACAGCCTTAAGAGTCTTTTTGAAAGCGGCATTAGATTTTTGTACAGTCTTAACTCCAGCCGTCCACTTTGTTGGGTCAAGGATTATTGATCCTTTAACCGCCCCAGCATCAAAAGCCATTATTTACAACCTAGAAGATTTACTCCCCATGGTATCCCATACCGTGTGGGTTTCCAATCCTGACAGTTTCCTTATCTTCCTTTTACATCGATTCCACCATCTTTGGTACCAAGCCACTCCCGTTTTACTTTGGGTTGCGGCCATCCCAGCTTTTACGGCTTCTGCGATGTTCATTTTTTGTTGTTCCAAGGAGATCTCCTCTTCCTTGGTTAGCTGCTGATATATCCCTGTGGTGGTCAATATATCAATCTCATTATCCATGGTTAAAATATCAGCCACCGAAAAGCCATATCTTACAAGCCGGAGAATTAACCTTGCTTTATTTCGGTGGCTTCGTCCGGGTTTCTGAGTGCCTTAATTGTATATTGCACCGCTTTCATCAGAGGAGCAACCGGGATTTCCATATAATCCTCTACTTTTCCACCAAAACAAGCTACCGCCTGATCAACTAATCTATTTTTATCCATCATTTCGTCAGCTTCTGCCGTAGTCATTAACATGTTAATATTAAGAATTACGGGGTTGCCTTGCTTATCTGATACCTGTACTTGCTCTTGTTTTGGAGCTTCAAAAATCTTCATTTAAATTATTCTCCTTGTTTTTTAGGTTGCTGCTGCTAACCCGTTGCTTGTTGGGTACCCGGTATAACCAAAAGCCCCATTAACAGTATCATAAAAAATATAAAATATAATTGACAATATCTTTTGTTCATCCGGCCCAAAAGTAATAGGCCCGTTAATTGTTGGCATAGCTTTGTAGTAATTCGCTACAAAACGGACATTAGTTGAAGCCACCCCGTCGCTATCTACTCGGCTAACTTTTAGCCTTTTTGCGAAATTGTCACGGCCAGACCTGTAAATGTCTCTACCAAATTTTAAACTATTTCCACCGCCCGAGACTGATACACCTCTAATCATAGCCCCAATTAATGGATTGTCTAACTCAGAAAATTGGCAAGTGATTTGCTTTGCCATTCCCGTAGGTATCTTGTCCCATGGTTGGGTACCGTCTTGTGCATGAAAAATATCTTTGATATCCTCTATGGTCTCTAACTCTGTGTTGTCGAGAGTTTTTCCATAGTCTACATTATCAAATTCAAGTTTTACTACCCCTAAAGGGCCGTCTATAAAATTATTTCCGATAGGTGGATTTGCCATAAGTCCCCCTTATCAAGCCTTAAAGTAAACTTGATAGTTGTTTGTAAATTCTGTTCTTCTTTGGTCATCTTTTCCCAAACAAAACGGTTGCTGTATTGCGCTTATTTGAGAGGTACTTATAGCCGGATAGACTACGGAGTCAACCGTAATCGCCGGTAATATCAATCCGAATTTTGAATTGATCAAGTCAAATATTTGTTGCGATAATAACCTTGCTTGTGGCGTACTTGCTGCCCTGGTTATTATCTGAACTGTAGGTATTTCTAAGTCAGCCCATACCCCAGGATTTCCGCCGGTCTCTCTGACTAATATACATTCATCCGGGACCGCTTCTTGTCCCGCTGTCGCTTCCCTTGTATTGGCGTAAACTATCCATGCGGGAAAAGTTGATCTTATAAGCTGTACAAGATTATAAATCATCCCCTGGTCTCCTTTTTAAAAATTAAAGAATACATTTTTATCATAGTTCTACCATCTGCGGCTATATGTTTTTCAACAAATTTATTTCCTACATCACCGCTTTGCTTTGACACTGGCCCAGGCTCCCAATCCGTTTCGTGCATTCGGACAGCATACGAAGTATTAAACCCTATTGTTACAACCGAAGACTTACCATTAAAAGTTCTATTCGATAGCGAAGTAGCGCCCAACCCAGCACCTTGACCCATAAGGTTGTTTCCACCAACAAATTTAGACCCCACGTGTACAGAACCAGAAGCTCTTAATATTCCTTGGAAAACAGGGGGGACAACTCCCTCGCTTGGCGAACCATTAATAATAAAATTTATAAACTGTAACCCTATTTTCGTCTTAGCCAACAAATCAGCGCCCGACGATTTGTTTTTAGAAACACCGGCCAGTTTAAAATATTTTCTCAATCCCTTATCGAGAGTATTCTTAGTATTAAGCTTAACAACTTTTCCCAT